GGCAAATTAGAAAAAACAATACAAATAATATTTAACTGACATAAGATATACTTAATGGTGATAACAAGTTTACATCAACTGCATATCTTATTATATATTACTCATTACTTTCATAATGATACCACTATATTTAAATAGTGGATGGATACTAGTACTATCAACTCTAGCTAGTCTAGAGTTATCCCAATCCAAACATGTATACACTCAGTTAATCTATCATGATGATACCAATAATTTAAAAACATCTTTTAGTTGTGATAATTATGAGTGCAACCAAGCTATACCAATTTGTTACAAGCCCAAATATGTAGCTGGCTATTACCTTGAAAGATCAGGATTAACCTCTTTGAGAATTTGCAGAACTAATACCAAGGAATGTTGTGGAGAAATGGATAAATTTGGAGAGGATGTTGTCTTTAGGTCTAATCAAATTAGAGCAATAGATGATATTATGATTAATGATTGTTCACATTGGGTGTTATATAGGCACAAGAAATTAGCCATAAGAACTACACCAGTGGATGAACATACTTTTAATTCAAAGAGCTTAACTCCTGGGACATTTGATAAAGGCTATTTGCTATCTGAATCATTAGAAATGTGTGTGTCAAAGAAGAATGAGGATATTAATCATGATGTTAAGTGTATTGATGGAGTGTTATATAGTAACACAAGACATTGTAAGTTATGGATAGATGATACTGAGTTTGAATTCTCAGATTGTGATTCAAGACAATTACCTTTATACACTGATGAAATAGCTATTGCATTTGATGGGGTCTATCAACAAGTTAAGTGTGAAATTTCAGATATTTGTTCAGTATATCACAGGATGTCACATTTAAATAAACTTAGATATTGGAATTGTAATAAGGGCTTATTATGGTTTACTTACTTCCTTGTTTTATTGTTTGTGATATCTTTAACAATTACACTAATTGGTGTGGTAAAATATTATTTGGTTATTGTACCATTAAAATACACTCTTAAATTTCTAATTAATGTTATTCCAGGCGCAATGAGAAGGTTATTTAGAAGCAAGAGCAACGATTCCAAGTTGTATGAAATCCCCAAAGAGCAGGAAAATCAAGAAACTGAAGAAATGACTACATCTAAAAGAGGTACTAGATACATGCTTACCGATGGATCATATTCCACTGCTGTATTTCTTATTATTTTATTGTTACCACTAGTTATGTCTGCCTGTAGAGACAATTTAGATTCTGTAACATCTTTAAGTACTTGTACTTCGTCCTTCTGCAATTCTGTCACTACAATTAATCTTAAGTTGAGATCAATAGGAGATGAGGCATGCCTAAAATTCACAAGTGGATCTCTAAATATCAGAGTTATAGGAGCAAGAATGCAATGTAATTCAGAAATAGAATATTACACTAGAAAATACAAATATGAAGTCACTAAGGATGATTATAAGTGTTATACTGGGCCTGACTGTGTTCTCAATCCCAGCACAAGCTTATGGAACGATGAGGATCTGCATCTACACCATGATTATTGTGTGTATGAAAGTGTTGGCACATTTTCTTGTGGAATACCCTTCATGAAATCAAGTCATTGGAAGAGAATGAAAGTAATCAAAGCAGATGATCTTGTCTGTAGTGCTGAATCATGTAAGTCATTTAAACCACATTTGGTAGTTCTAATTAGATCAGAAAACTCACAAACTATTGCAGACATAGGGGATACAGCATATAAGAAAGGAGGTTACATTTTCACCATTGACTCAGTTTCACAAGTTATTCTTCCAACTAAGTTTGTCAGATGTGGTGATTACATATATGATTCCACCTTTAATGATGTTGGAGACCTGAGTGATGATCACTATGGATCAGTTCAGTGTCCAGATATAGATTCTGCTACCCATTTAACTAAAATGTGTAAAATCAAATATGAGCATTTGTATGAGCACACTTCTAATATTTTAATGAAGCAAGGTGATATCATAAATAAACAGGTGAATGATTCCATGGATACAGATAATAAGTTATTTTCTACACAATATGGCTATTATACCTCCACTGAGAACTTA